TTTCTTAAGACTTGATTGAAACATTAATAGGGATAACCCTGCAATAAACATCCAGCCATAATCCCCTAATAAGTTCCTAGCAACTATCTCGAATTGCTCAGCTCCATTCCCGGATGACTCCATATAAGTACTTAATTGCTTTCTATAGTATAAATAATTATACATGAAGAAGATTATTACTGTTATTAGTACTTACCAGAAAGAAATTGGTGGTTTATTGCGGCATGCAGCAACAATTGCTGGTGGTGTTTTAATTGCTAAAGGTTCATTATCTACAGATAGCTTTACTATGATATTAGGTGGTACTTCAAGTATTGTTGGAACTGGCTGGTCGTTTGTTAATAAGGCTTCTCACAAGAAAGAGGTAAAAGCTGCATTGGCAACAGATCCGGTTACGGGAGATGTTACTCGTCACTTTAATGAAGACACAAAGGCTTGGGAAAGTAAGCCAGACGCCTAATTTTTAAATTAGCAAATCGTCTCTGGCTACATAAATATTTATGTGTCTGTGATGTCACCAGGATATCTATATATTATTACTAATAAATCATGGCCAGGTTGGTTGAAGGTAGGTACTACTCGTAATTTAAAAACTCGCTTACAGTCTTATCAAACAAGTTCTCCTTTTAGAGACTATGAAGTTATATATTCTATAAAGCATCCTGAATATATTCAAGCTGAACAGAATATAAAAAAGCAAATGGTACATTTTGCTAAGCAGATAAAGAATGAATGGTATGAAGTCGATTTACAGGTAGCTAAAGTTAGACTATTAGAGCAGTTAGATAATTATTTTTATGGTGAATGTGATAAAGAAGAGGAATATCATCCAATTCCTTACGCCATGCCTGTATAAATAATTAAATAGATGCCAGTGAAGTTTAAACAGTTTTTTGAGCAAAAGAATTATTACAATGATACTCTTCATCCTAAGTTTTGGACTGATGATAATTTTAACGAAGAAGTATTAAATTCTATAATTGAAATCGTAGATGAGTTTATAAAGGACGATGATCATATCACTCCTGAGATGATTGAAGATATTCAACTAACAGGTTCATTAGCTAATTTTAATTATTCTGATCACTCTGATATTGATATACATATATTATTAGATTTTGCTAATATAAATAAGGACGAGACTATAGTAAAGAGAGCATTGGATGGTAAAAGATTTATATGGAACTTAAGACACAATATCGAATTTAATAATCATGAAGTGGAATTATATTTTCAAGATATTCATGAACCTCATGTGGCTTCCGGTCTATTTAGTGTACAAGATAATAGATGGATTAAAAAACCTGTTCACGATCCACCGGAGATAGATGAACGTGACGTTGAAAAGAAGGCCGAACAGTTCCGTACAGAAGTAGAATTGATGAAGGAAGCTTTAAATGAGGTTGATGATAAAGAGGACCTTGCATTAATTAATAAACGCGCTAAGAAATTAAAAGATAAGTTAATGAGAATGCGTAAAGAAGGTCTTGCAAGTAAAGGTGAATATTCTGTAGAGAATTTAGCTTTTAAAAATTTACGTAATGATGAGACAATAGCTGAATTAAATGGCTTGATTATTAAATCATATGATCTTATGTTTGGTGAAGAAGCTGTCATGGAGAAGAAGAAGAAAAAGAAAAAGAAGAAAAAGAAGAAGGGATTGAAAGCATGGATGTTAAGCTTAGTACATGCATTGTTTTCAACTGATCCATCACATAGTCCTAAACCACAAAGATACCCAGCTGGAATATGAAATCATTTAAACAATTTTTTGAGACAGTATACGATGTATGGGCCGCTCCAGCTGATAGTCGAGACGAAGGAGATGTGGAAATTGTTGGTCAAGCCGATGATGCTACTTTAGATAAAATCAGAACTCGTTCACGTAAATACGTGCAAAACGCAGACGATGTAATGACTAAGTTCTTAACTACAATTGGATTTGATGATGATAATTACAAAATGTCTTTAGAGGCGGTTTTAGATGCTCATCAGGTAGATTATATTCAGTTTGCAAAGTTTCTCTCTAGGAGTAAATCTAGATATAGTGACTTTAAACGATTCACGGGTGCGAACCAGGGAGATTTTTTTAGTATAGTAGAGCCTCGTATTGTAGGGGGAATAGAGTCCCGGTCGGGAGAAGCAACTGGTCTAGGTGTTGAAAATGCATATCAGTTTTATAATGATCTTTGTAAGATCGCACACCCTCAGGGTAGAGTTGGTGTAGGGGAAGGTGAATTTATGTTAGCGGTGCTTACTGAAGGTAAGAAAGGCGAAACTGGAGATATTAGTACAATGAAGGCCGGTGGGAAAGAGTATGAAATCGGTACTCAGAAGAAAATTATATCTAAAGGAATAAAAGATATTGTTAAATTTACAGTACCTGTAACAACCAAAAGTACAGTCACAGTTGGTAATATTTGGGATCCGAAAGGAGATAAGAAATTGCATTGGACGGTTGAGAATATGAATCAATGGATTTATTTCAAAGAAGCAGATATGGATGTTAAATTCGGTGGATTAGAAAAGAGAGCTAAAAAGTTAGCAGATGAAGAAAGAGCTTCAGGTATTGTAGATTTTGAAAAACGCCGGAGAATTTTTTGTTGTTGTGTATTACATAAATATATTACGTCTCATAAAGATGATTGTATAATCGTATTCAATGGTGGTGGATCTGGAACATATGGAGGCGCTGGAAGAATAGCTAAAGCTACACTTGGCGGTCTATCAACACCACAGTATCGAGCCGCGGAGCGGTCGGCTACAGAATTTAAACATTGTCGCTGGCTACAACTAGGTGAAAATGCTGGTAAGAATTTAGAATGGGTCTTTAAAAAGTGTGTTGATTCTAATTGGTTTGATTTTGAGATCGATAGTGATTTAAAGGTACGTATTAAATATACACCTTAAGGAATAAAATGGCAGTACTAGGATTATATGACACAACAATAATGGGCTATCGGGTAAAGATTATGCCTTATGTTATTGGTATCTTTGATGATGATAATATGATTGAAGGGGAACATGTTCCTAATAAGATTGTACACTATTTAATCGAAGAAGGTTTCTGTGATTCTTGGTTAACGGATAACATTGGAATTAGAGTAAATATATATAGACAAGGATCAAGCCGAGAAAATACAGACTTTAATGCTAACTTATAAAAAATATTTTCCATTATATGAGTCCGCTGGGCCAAATAAACATTTGACTCATCTAGAGGAGCTCATTCTTACTGGCCAAAAAGACGGTGCAGTAAGAGCTATTAATTATCTTGAAGCACTTACAGAGATATTAGATAGTAATACTCCACGCTCTGTTAATGCAACAGTAAAGTATGATGGTGCACCAGCAGTAATACTAGGAGTCGATCCTGACGGTAGATTTTTTGTTGGTAGTAAATCTGTTTTTAATAAAATACCTAAAATTAATTATTCAGTTAATGATATTAAAAGAAATCATGCAGAAGCTCCTGGGTTAGTTGATAAGTTGGTTCAAACATTTAGACATTTTAAAAATTTAAGGTTCGATTCAGCATATCAAGGAGATTTTTTATTTGATAATGAAATAAAAGAAGTTCGCGACATTGACGGTGTACAACATATAACATTTAAACCTAATACTATAGTATATGCCGTACCCGTCGATAGTGAAGAGGGTCAAAAAATATTAAACTCACAAATCGGTGTTGTATTTCATACAGAATATGATGTTACGTTGGATGGAGAAGGTTATGTTAGATTTTCGACTAAAAAATTTGGAGTTGATGTTACGAATTTGAATCCTGGTCCTAGAGTGTATGTTAAGGATGCTTATTTTGAAAATGATGCAGGTTATATTACTTTAACAGACGGAGAAACTAAAAGCGTAAACTTTTTAATACAGGACGCCAGACAAAGTTTATCAGAGATAGATTTTAATAAAGTCACTGAAAAATTATTATCTAATTTAAACACATATATTAATACTGAAATAAGAACTGGTGACTTTTTGAGCGATACTGGAGCTTCTTTTGAGCAGTTCGTACAGTGGTTTACAGGTAGAATAGATAAACAAATAGAAAAACTTAAAAGTGATACAGGTAAAGCAAAAGCGGCTCGAAACCGAGAACAATTATTATCTTTAATACAAGATGCGCAGGCGGATATTTATGCTGTATTTGAATTTCAAAAAGCAATAAAACAATGTAAAGATATTTTTATACAAAAGTATAATAATATGATGCGTGAAGTTAATATGCAAAATTATTTATTTGATCCTAGCGGTGATTTGGTAGTAACGGATCCAGAAGGATATGTTGCTATTGATGCGACTGGGAACGCTGTTAAGTTTGTAGATCGTTTAGAGTTTAGTAGAGCTAATTTTGCTATTGATAAAGATAGTAAGTTCAAAAAGACAGAGGGAGTTGAAGAACAAGATGAAGAAGGGGACCACCATCGAGGAGGAACTCCTAAGCAGGCCCGCCGAGGGAAGAAACCACCAAAATCATTTGAGTTTAGAAAGTTCCGCAAAACCAAACCTCGTTACGACCCTCGAACTCGGAAACGGTTCAACAACCTCGGTGCCGGTGAACCTCCACCTTCGAGCAATTAGTTGTTTCTTAAATTATTTCTGTAAATAATTTATCGAGAATGACTATTGTATTCAATCTTTTCGATAATATTTACAGTGCTGAGTTTTTAAGATCATGGATAACGTTAACCACATATTTAAATCAAACCGGTATACGCTATCATATTTCTCACCATGTCAGTTGTAATGCTTTTTATGCAAAGCAAATGTGTTTAGGTGGTAATGTATTGTCTGGTACTAAACAACTACCATTTCAACAAACTATTAAGTATGATATATTAGTTTTTTTGAGTAATAAAATTGTTTTTACACCTTCACAATTTATTAACTTATATAAGAAATCTTCTAGTTATAAATTTATATGTGGAAAAGTAGATGGTAGGTATAAAGCTCTTACAGAAGATGATGATTTTATTAAGGCTGATTATTTAGATTTTGATTTTGTTTTTATACAACAAGGAGTCTTCGAGAAATTAGAATACCCGTGGTTCCGTCCACACGTAAGTACAACAGAGTCTGAACAGCAGTTTGTTGATATTGATATTTGTCGTCGTATAAAAAAACAAAATATAGATTTATTAATAGATAAAACAATTGATTTACGAGGAGGTAATTTTAATTTTATAAAGATAAATGAATAAGACTATAATTATATGTTGTCCGGGTGATTGTTTCTCTGGAAAATTTATTAAATGTTTAACTCATTTAATAAAACATTTAAATAATATAGGATTTAAAGTATATTTTTGTAGTGCTTATTCACGTAATATATATGAAGTGCGCAATAAGTGTATGTTAGGTTCTCCAATTAAAGGTCCCAATCAACAACCATTTAACGGTAGAAAATATGATTATATTTTATGGATTGATAATGATATGGTATTTACTACTACGGATTTTGATTTATTATATAAAGAGGACATCGATGTAATATCAGGACTATATATTATGGCGAATGATAAAGATTTTGCTGCTGTAGAATATTGGGATGAAGATCATTTTCAAAAACATGGATCATTTGAGTTTTTAGCTAAGGAAAATGTACATACAAGATATATGCCATTTAAAGTAGAGTATGTTGGTTTTGGTTTTATTTTATTTAAAAGCGGAATATTTGAACAATTACAATATCCGTGGTTTGAGCCTACATACTTACAAATTAAAGAATCAAAAGATTATTCTATGGAAGATGTAACATTGTGTCTTAAATTAAAAGAAAAAAAAATTAATATATACGCGCACCCAAATGTTATTTTAGGTCATGAAAAAACAGTTGAGTTGCGAATATGATATAATGATATTTGATTCAAGCGAAACTCCAGAAGAATTTTGGTATAATAATCTCAAAAAATATCAACAAAGAGAACCAGATGATACCTTCCCGCAAAATTTAGTTGTAACATCTCTCGTAAAGATTCGTCATAAAGAAGTGGCGGTGTTTAAGGGACATTTAAAAGATGGTGATCTATTATTAATTATATATCCTACTTTAAAGGGAGGTATTAAAAATTTTATAGGGATCGCAATAGCTGATCGTGAATATTTATTAGATAATAATGTTGAAATACATGAATTAACTTATAACGAACGTATG